TCCCAGGGCTCACAGGTACTAGGTGAGGTAGAGGACTTGAAAGGTGGATTGAAAGACACAGTAAAAGCAATATCAGAAGAACTAGAATTGAAACCAGCACTGATCAACAAGGCGATTTCAGTTGCACACAAAGGCAACTACCAGAACATCGCTGACGAGATGGACACACTGGAGAGCATACTTAACACGGCCGGCAAACTTTAATGCTAGACAAAGTCAGATCATTCTGGCTTCGTAGTTTTGAGAGTGACCGGACGGCGTTCTATTTTGAACTGGTCAGTTTCATTTTCACAGTTGGAGCCAGCCTCACACTTGCAATAACGGCCGCAGATCCAGACATGACCATAATCTATCCTGGATTCTTCATAGGAGCAATAACACAATGTTATGCTTCATACAGGAGAGAAGCGGCTTTCGTGATGATGATCACTGGCTATTTCGCAATCATAAATGTCTACGGATACGGCGTAGCAAGTTATTGGTGGTAGATGAGTTACATAGACGCATTATATAAAAAAGACGAAGACAAGATCTACGTGGTTGAACGTGATTCCAAGAAGGGCAGGATATTCACGGAGTATGATGCCAGGTACGTGTTCTACTACGAGGACGCTAGGGGCAAACACAGGTCAATGACTGGTGCTCCATTACAGCGGGTGCAGTGTGCCACACACAAGGAATTCATAAAGGAACAGAGGATAAGATCCAACAAGCAACTGTACGAGAACGACATCAATCCCGTGTTCAGGTGTTTGGAAGAGAACTACTTGGGCAAGGAGACGCCCAAACTGAATGTTATGTTCTTCGACATTGAAGTAGACTTCGATCCCGATCGAGGTTATTCAACAACAGATGATCCGTTCATGCCCATAACTGCCATAAGTTGTTACATGAGCTGGACGGACCAACTGGTCACCTTCGCAGTACCTCCCAAAACCATAAGCATGGACGACGCCAAAGAGCTCACAAAGAGATTTGACAACACCATGTTGTTTGAAAAGGAGAAGGACATGCTGGACGCATTCTTGGAATTGGTACAAGACGCAGACATCTTAAGTGGATGGAACAGTGAAGGATATGATATCCCATACACCGTGGGTAGAATACAGAAAGTGCTTAGTGGTGATGACACAAGGAGATTGTGTTTCTGGGGTGAGAAACCAAAGAAGAGGGTGTTCGAGAAGTATGGCAGGGAGCAGTTGAGTTTTGATCTGGTGGGTCGTGTACACTTGGACCTGTTGGAACTGTACAGGAAATACACATATGAGGAAAGACACAGTTTCAGATTAGACGCAATAGGTGAACATGAGTTGGATGAGAGGAAAACAGTCTACGAAGGATCGCTCGATAACTTGTACAAGAACGACTTTGGATTGTTCATAGAATACAACAGGCAGGATACCGCACTGTTGGCAAAACTTGAAAAGAAATTGAAGTTCATAGAACTTGCCAACGAGATAGCACACCAGAACACCGTGTTACTTCAGACAACGATGGGTGCCGTGGCAGTTACTGAACAGGCCATAGTGAACGAGACTCACAGACGTGGAATGCAGGTACCAGCCAGGAAATATAAGAAGGATGGTGAAGAGAACCAACCGGCGGCAGGAGCCCACGTGGCGACTCCACAAAAAGGAATACACGACTGGATCGGATCTGTTGACATCAACAGTCTATATCCTAGTGTGATCAGGGCACTGAACATGGGTCCGGAGACAATAGTTGGACAGATACGTCCAGTGATAACTTCAGCAGAGATCAACAGGGCCAAACACGCAAAGAAATCATTCGCGGCGGCATGGGACAGTCAGTTCGGTAGTTGGGAGTACCAGGCGGTCATGAATCAAGAGAAAGGCACGGAAATAATTGTGGACTGGGAAGACAAGACCAGTGTGCGTATGAGTGCCGCACAACTGTACGAGATCGTGTTTGATGGCAACAACAAATGGATGTTGAGTGCTAATGGAACAATATTCACGTACGAGTACGAAGCGATAATCCCAGGCTTGTTGAAACGTTGGTACGCAGAGAGACAGGAAATGCAGAAGAAGATGCGTGAGTGTGGCGACAACGAGATTGAAAGAGAGTATTGGGACAAGAGGCAACTGGTTAAGAAGATTAACCTGAACAGTCTGTATGGTGCTATACTTAATCCGGGTTGTAGATTCTTTGACATCAGGATAGGACAAAGTGTTACACTGACAGGTAGATGTATCACCAAACACATGGCCAGCAAGGTCAATGAGATCGTGGCCGGCAAGTATGACCACAAAGGTGAGAGCGTGGTGTATGGAGACACGGACTCCGTTTATTTCTCGGCATACAAGACACTACAGAAAGAGATCAACGAGGGCGTCATACCGTGGACCAAGGATTCGGTCGTGGCACTGTACGACAGAATAGCGGATGAGGTCAACGGATCGTTCAAGGCATTCATGACCAAAGGATTCCATTGTCCTAGCACAAGGGGTGAAGTCATAGCGGCGGGCAGGGAGCTCGTGGCATCAAAAGGATTGTTCATCACAAAGAAGAGATATGCTGTGTTGTACTACGACAAAGAAGGTAAACGTGCAGATGTCGACGGCAAGGATGGCAAGATGAAAGCGATGGGACTTGATCTCAAACGATCAGACACACCTGTTTTCGTGCAGGACTTCCTGAGTGATCTTCTATACATGGTGCTACAAGGCAAGGAAGAGAAAGAAGTACTAGAAAAAATAAGTGAATTCAGGTCGGAGTTTAAATCCAGACCAGGATGGGAGAAGGGATCTCCCAAGAGGGCAAACAACATGACCAAATACACAGCGGCCGAGGAGAAGGCCGGTAGAGCAAACATGCCAGGACACGTGAGAGCCAGCATGAACTGGAACAGGTGCAGGGAGATGTATGGCGACAAGTACTCGATGCCAATCACGGATGGTGCTAAAGTTATAGTGTGTAAACTCAAACAGAATCCATTGGGCTACACAAGTATCGCATATCCTGTGGACGAGATGCGTATACCGGAATGGTTCAAGGAACTGCCGTTTGACGGCGATGCCATGGAATCGACCATACTGGACCAAAAGATCGATAACCTCATAGGAGTGTTGGGGTGGGACGTGCAGTCAACAGAAACCACAAACACATTCAACAAACTGTTTGAATTCTAAATACAAGTATGTTAAGCATAGAAGAGATTAAATTACTGATCGAGAAACTGGAAAGGGTCAAGAAAGAGGACCTACAGGAGTTGATAGATTCCAATCTTAAGATATTGAAGGACATAGAGCTGGCAGTTGATGCCAACAACAAGGAAGTCATAGACAGAATGGACAAGACACCCGAATGGTTCCAGCATGACCTCAAACAGAAACAGAAGACGCCCATAGTCGATGCCGCACTTGAAAAATTTGTCCAAAGCAAGATATTCCAATTCGCGAGGACCAACATCTACAACAGCCTAGAGATAGGTCCGGGAGACGGCATGTTCTCAATGGATTTCAGGACGTGGAGATTAAACTATTTCCTGGACGTACTGTTAGATAGGGAAAAAGTTATCAGGAAGAAATTCAATCCAAAACACCACAAGTACCTCAAGTTCTACACCACCCGCAACACAGAATGTTCAAGCATACCACAGAACAGTTGTAACCTGGTGTTCAGTTGGGACACGTTCGTGTTCTTCACACAACAACACGTGCAACAGTACCTGCATGACATCAAGAGGGTTCTGATACCTGGAGGCTATTGCTTCATTCAGTACGCTGACTGCCACTATGACCGGGAGTTGGATCAGGCCAAAAGAGGATACTGGAACTACAACACCAAAACTGCCATGACACAAATGATCAAAGACGAAGGCTACGAGGTTGTTGAGATGAACCAATTCAGACCAGGAGCCAGTTACGCCATATTCAAGAAACCTGGTAAACAAAATCCAGTCGTTTATAAAATATCTGAATTAACACTAGACTAAAACCTAAATATCATATACAATAACAACATTATGATAGACATCTTAAAAGACATCGTTAAACATACGCATGGACTGGGATTCTTGGATCTTGTCAAGATCACTGGGGACGATAAGGAAACTACAATCGACTCAATGGCCGAAGACAGATCTGTGATCCTACAGGGGTCTTTCCACAAGCCACAGACGGATATGACGGGTACGTTCGGTATGCCACAGATGGGCAAACTGGACATACACTTGAAGTGTCCGGAGTACAAGGAGAAGGCGAACATAACTGTGTTGTCCGGTGAAAGAAACGGTGCG